GCTTGACGGCCAGCTCCCGCATGTCGCTGATGCCGGTGCCCTTGATCTGCGCCACGGTGCCTCCGGTTCCGTAAATTCACCTTGGCGGGGGGCCGAGCCCGCGGGTGTTGACCTTGCGGCCCGGCTTCTGCCCCCGGCCGGACCAGGCGGCATACTGCTCGGCCTGCTCGCGGTCGGTGATCCGGTAGTACTCGGCCCACTCCGCGAACTCCCGCGAGGAGACCCTTAGCTGGGCTTCCGCGACCGTGGCGCCGAGCTGGGCTGCGAGCCGGAGCCAGATGCGCCGTTCGGGGTGCTCAGCGAGTCTTTTCCCAGCTCCTCGATATCCTCCTCGGTCAGCCCGGACAGCCGGGCCGCAACCTTGCCCACCCGCTCCAGCGCGGCCGAGGAGCGGCGGCCCAGCTCCTCCACCTCCGCGTCGGTGAACATCCGCTCCTCGGGGCTCTGGGGGTCCACCAGGCAGCGGGCCACGATCTTGGCCGAGGCGTTGGTGATGTCCTGGATGGTCTGCCTGCCGTGCTGGATGGTCTGCTGGGCGAAATACTCGTCCCGGTCCTTGCCGGTCATGCCGCGCACCAGGACCGAGCCGCCCCACTCGGGGACCTCGACCTCCTCGGTGGGCCGGTCATCGGCGGCCAGGATCGCGGCCTTGGTCAGCAGTGCCATGTTCGTCTCCTCCTGGGGTCAACACGGGGGCGGCGGGCGCCGCCCCCGTGGGCTGGGTTTGAGACCAGGCGGGCTCTCGCTACGGGATGGTGACGTTCTGCGAGGGCTGCTTGGTGATGGTGAACTGGATCTCGATCGAGGCCGGGTCCTCGATCCCGGTCTGCGGCACGGCCGCGGACACCTTGGCGGGGAAAACGTCCATCTTCTGGCCGGTGACATCCCCCTCCCACAGGCACACCATGAACCCGGCCGTATCGCGCGGCAGGACGGTGCGCACGTCGTTGGAGTTGGACGACATGTAGAACCGCATCGCGGAGTCATCCGCCGTGATCCTCGCGGGGATCTTGGCCGTGAAGCGCCCCGACAGGTCGGGCACGTCAGCGCTGGCCGAGGTGACGGTGAACCCGGTGACCTCGGCCACCTCATCGGACAGGTCCACGCCGGCGTTCAGCTCGCCCCGGGTCGGGCTGGACTGGGTGGCGATCGTGGTCACCCAGTAGAACTTGCGGGTCCCCTCGGGGACATACCGCACCGTGGCATTCAGCTTTGGGGGTGCCATCAGCCCGTCTCCTCGCTCTGGCCGGCGCCCCGGCCGCCCGTGGCCTTGCCGCGCGGCGCGGCCTTGCTCCCGGCGCTCTCGCCGGAGTCCTCATCGGCTGCGGGCGGGCTGGAGCCCTGCAGCGCGGCCAGCGACACCAGGCGCGGCGCGGCCTCGTCGTCGCCGGGTGCCGGCCAGTCCTCAGCCACCAGGGCCCACCCGGCCCGGAAGTGCTGCGGCACGGCGGTGTCGGGGATCTCGGCCAGGCCGGACTGGCCGCCGGACTCCTTGTAGACCTCGGGGTGAACCATCCGCACCATGCGGTAGTCGTTGTCGGGCATGGTCAGCTCCCGCTGCGGGTGCAGGCCAGCGTGACGCTGGCGAATGCGGACAGATCGAACGTGGCCAGGCCGTTGTTGGCCGGGTCGGAGAAGGCCACCGGGTCCAGCGGGATCTCCGTCAGCCCGATCGCGCACGCCACCCGGCGCGACGGTCCCGCGGCGCCGGCGGGCGTGGCCACGGACAGCCCGCTGAACACCGTGTTGGCGGCGGGGATGTGGAGATCGCAGTTGACCGAGCCGCCCGAGGCGTTGTTCACCTTGAGCACCACGTCCGAGCCGGTCGGCGCGGTGTGCCCGGTGGTCTGCGTCGGGGTGGAGAACGCGACCAGTTGCCCCCCGGGAGGGGCCACCTGGACGGACAAAGCGGTAGCGGCCATGCGTCATCTCCTCGGGGCGGTGCCAGGGGTTGGGCGGTGCTACATCCGGTTGGCCTGGGCGGTCGCCTTGGCGGCGGCGTCCAGCAGCTCGTGAATGCGGACCTTGAGCGCGGCGATCCGCTCCAGCAGGGTCGCGGCCTGGGTGTGGTGGTGCGCCGCCGCGGCGTGGTGGTTGGCCTTGGTGTGGCTGCCGGCCCTGCGGTGGTGGTGCGCGTGGTTGCGGTGCTGGGCGGCCTGCTTGCGGTGCTGGGCGGCCTTGGCCGCCTTGGCCGCCGCGCCGCCGCCCGCCCCGCCGCTGGCGCCGTGCGCCTGGCTGGCCGCCTTGGCCGCGGCCTTGGCGGCATCGCGCTGCTCCTGCTCCAGCACGGCCAGCGTGTGCTGCAGGCGCCCGGCCTTTTTGCGGTCCGCGGCGGCGGTCGCCAGCAGCTCGTGCTTGGTCTGGCCGTGCTTGGGGCCGCCGGGGGACTCCTGGCCCTTAGGCGGCGGCTTTGCCCCGGAGCTGGCCGCGGAGACGAACTGGCCGCCCGTCGCTGAGCCGGGCGGCGCGTGGTTCGTGTTGAACCGCGAGGCGGCGGTGTAGTCGCGGGAGAGCCGGTCCAGCCGCAGGGCTGTCAGGTCATCGGGCACGGCCGCTCCTACTTGGGTGTGAAGGCTTCCACGTGCACGTCGAACCGGAGCCGCACGACCGGACCGCCCGGGGTGGCGTCCTCAGTCATCGCCCACGAGGAGACCCGTGCGCGCATGCACGTGGCGTTGAGGGTCTGGTCTGCCACCAGGAGGTCGCGGAGCGCGCCAAGGATCCCGAACGCCCGGGTCCGGGTGTCGGCCACGCCCTTGTCGCCGCGGGCGACCGCGACGGCGCAGTGGATGTCGTACTCCTCCTTGTCGCGCGGCCCGAGGCCGCCGGGGCTGGCCTGCGCCTCGGCCGCGTTGTCGTCATCGGGGTTGGTGAACCCGACGGCGATCACCTCCCTGGCGGAGTCATCGCCGGGTTCGGCGCCGTCGCGGACCTCACCATCCAGGGCGACCTGGCCGCACTTGGTCACCAGCGCGGCCATGACCGCGGGCGTGGTGTAGCCGCCGCTCATGAACTGGGTGCCATGTCTGTCTCCAGCAGCTCCAGCACCCGCCGCGGGATGCTGAACGTGAACCCGGTGGTCGAGGTGAAGATCTCCTCGTTCTGCAGGACCGCGGGCGGCATCGCGCCGCGCTGGGTCTCCCACAGGTGGCGGGTCTGCTCCTTGGCCGCCAGCACCCACCGCTCGCTGATGATCTGCCGGCCCGCGCGGGTCACCACGTCCCACGGGCCCATCCAGAACGGGAACCCGCTGGGCTGGTAGATAATCCCCGCCTCGGCGTCGGCGGCCAGCAGCGAGCCGTCGCCCGGGTCCGTCCAGGCCGGGCCGCCCGCCCACTGGCTGGTGACCGACACCACGGCTATGACCGGGTAATGCGGCACGAGGAGCTGGAGCGGCTGCGCGGCCCGGTGGCCCGCGTCGATCCGGTCGGTGAAGGCCCGCGGCACGCAGATGCCCACCCGGTCCTCCACCAGCTCGGTGGAGGCCATCATCATGTTGGCCAGCTCACCGTCATCGTCAGCGCTGACGGTGATCTTGTTCTTGTTCAGGTGATCCTTCATCTCCTCCAGCGAGACGATGGAGACGAACTGCCGCACGTTGACGAAGTTGGGCACCGGGGCGGTGCCCGGCCCGGTGGTCACCCAGGCGAACTGGTGCAGCCCCGGCGCGGCCAGCGTGTAGTCATAGCTGGCGGTGTAGTCGCGGCCCGAGGCCACCCACGCCGAGGGGACCGGGGCCGGGCTGACCAGCGTGCCGTCCGGCTTGGTGATCGTCAGCGCGACCGTGGCCGGCTGGGCGTCAAGATCCTGCACGGTGACCGAGGTGTGGTACACCTGCCCGACGCACAGCATCTAGGGCTCCCCTTCCGTGATCGCCTGCCTGGACGCCTTGCCGGCGCTGGTGGCCGCCGTGCCCGGCCCGCCGGCCGACACCGCCCGGCCGAACACCGCGGGCACCAGCGCGTGGACCGCGGGCGCCGGGGAGCTGGCCGCAGCGGCAGCCGCGGGCACCGCCGGGAACGCCGCCAGGGCCCGTGCCGGTGCCGCCGCTGCCGCCAGGGCCCCCGCCGCAGCGGGGAACACGAACCGGGCACCCTGCGCGACCGGTGCGGTCGCGCCCGCCAGGGCCGCGGCCACTGGCACGGCCACGTTGGTGGACTCGATCAGCCCCGGCGCCGGGGCTGTGGCCAGGGCCGCTGCCGCCGGGACGTTCACCGATGTGGACGGCACTGTGGACACCGCAGGCACCACGGCCGCCGCCAGCGCTGCGGGCGCCACCGGGTGCACCGACACGGCCGTAGCCGGCGCGGGTGCCGGGGCGGATGCCGCGGCGGCGGCTGGAGGGACCTGCACCCCGATCGCCACCACGGGCGCCGGGGCCGACGCACTGCCAGCCACAGGCGGCACGGCCGGCGCCGCGGCGGTGGTGATCGAGGGAGCCGGCGCCGCGGCAGCCGCCGCCGCTGCCCCGGCCGCGGGTGAGGCGGCCGAGCTGACCGATGGCGCGGGCGCTGCTGCGAGCGCGGCGGCCACCGGGACCTGGACTTGCGTGGATGACGAGGTGCTGACCGCCGGGGGCGGTGCGGTCGCCGTGGCCGCCGCGACGGGCACCACGATGCCGACCGCGACCGCCGGGGCCGGCGCGACCGCCTGCGCGGCGGCAGGTGGCACGCTGACCGAGGTGGAGCCCGTGGTGGACACCGAGGGTGCGGGCGCGGCTGCCAGCGCCACGGGGGCTGGCACGGCCACGGACACGGCCGTGCTGACCGCGGGCGCCGGGGCGGATGCCAGCGCCGTGGGCACGGGCACCGTGACCGATGCCGCCGTGGTCCGCGCCGGGGCGGGGGCCGCCGCCGTGGCCGCGGCAGCGGGCACGGCGGGGCTGGCCGCTGCGGCCACGGCCGGGGCGGGGGCCGCAGCGGTGGCACCGGCCGCGGGCACACTCACCGACGTGCCCGCGGGGGCCATCAGGACCAGCACCCAGTCCGGCTGGCTGCGCGAGTTGCTGCCCTTGGCCGTGGAGTTGTACGTGGCCCCGGCCGTGGCCGAGGTCATTACCCCGGTCACCGGGTCCATCCAGAACGCCTGGTAGCCGGTCACCATCTTGGTCTGGTCGATCGTGATGGTGGTGGCGTTGGGCAGGTACAGCACCGCCAGCGACGAGCCCGAGCCCGTGTCGGGGGTGCGCGAGGCGGCCACGTAGCTGCTGGTGAACGCGGCCTCGTACTGGCCGCCGCTGCCGCCGGACGCGAACGCCGAGGCGCGGGTGCCCCGCCCGCCGGTCACCAGCGCCGAGGCGGTGTCGGGGACCAGCAGGTGCCAGCCGGCCAGCCCGGTGAACGCGTTGACGATCGCCAGGGAGTTGTTCGCGTACCACCACTCCACGGCCGAGTCGGTCAGCGCGTTGGACTGGTACTGCCAGATGCCCTCGGATCCGCTGACCTTGCCGCGGGCGCCGGAGGCCAGCGCCCACCAGGCGGCCTGCCGGTAGGCCCGGTCGAACGTGGTGTTGTAGCTGCCGGAGCCGCCGCCCTGGTAGAAATAGCCGTCACCGGCAATGACCGTGATTGGCGAGGATTCGCCATATGCCTGCTCAATTCCGTAATATTCCTGGTTATAGGTGTAAACGAAATTGAACTGGCCGTTGGTGTTCCCCCACGGCGTGGTGACCGGTGAGGGGTCCAGCGTCTTGCGCGAGGTGGACTCCGCCATGTTCTCGATCGTGAGCACGTGCGTGTCACCCGCGCCGCGCAGCCCGGTCAGGAACGCGTCTAGCGTCGAGTCGTTGCCGCCGAAATAATCATCCTCGATCACCCACACCAGGTTTGGCTGGCTGGCGTAGCGGGCCCCCAGCGCGGCGCCGTACGCCTGCCGCTCGGTGTTGGACAGCCCGCTGGCCCACGTGGTCCCGGTGTCCCAGTCGGTGCCGTAGCCCGTCGCATTCAGGAACACGGTGATGCCGTTGCGCAGTGCCGCATTCAGGAAGTAGTCGATCCGCGCCCAGAAGTTGGCTGCCAGGCCCGAGCTGGGCACCGCGCCCGACTGGCCGTTGGCCCCAGCCGAGCCCGCGAACGGGAACAGGCTGTCGAACGTCGCGCCCATGTTGCTGATGTTGGACGACTGGGTGGTGCCGATCGGCTTGCCGTACAGCACGGTGAAGCCCTGCGCCGCGCGGTTGGCGCAGAACGTGTCGAAATCGGCCTGCCAGTTGCCGGAGTTCCACCGGCCCGCGTTGCCGCACAGTGCCCACACCGCGTCGCCCCACACCAGCCGCGGGGCCCCGGTGTTGTCCACGAAATAGCCCGCGCCCGAGCCGCCCAGCCCGGTGATGTACCGGTACAGCGCCGGGGGGGATGCCGCGGCCACAGCCTGCGCCGCGGGCACGTTCACCACCGTGGATGGCGCCGGGTCGATCCGCAGCCCGCCGGGGGTGAACGGCCGGCCAGGCCCGAACCGGGAGGTCATCGGCGCCGGCCACGGCCGCGTGTACGCCGCCGAGCCGCCGTCGTACCCGCCGCCGGGCACGGTGGCGGTAAAGACAAACGTGTCCTGGTCAGCGACCGTCGCCCCGCCGGACGCCTGCTGCGTCCAGGTCAGCGTGCCGCCCGTGTTCGTGATCGTCATGATCATCGAACCGGACGTGCCGCCGCCGCCGCAGCACACCATCGCCACGATCACGCTGCCGGCCGGCGGCGTGAACGAGGCCGAGGTCACCGTCTTGATGCCCGCCCCGGTGGCCGACGCCAGCGCGGGCGATGACCCGTCGATCGCCGGGGTGACCCCCGCGACGGACGGCTTCAGCTCGTAGCACGCCCACGTGCTGTAGTCGCACCCGCCGCCGACCCCTGACGCGCCGAACGTCAGCGCCGAGGCGGCCGTGACCGTGCCGCTGTACCGGCCGAACCCGGCGCCCCACGTGTCGGGGTCCGCCGAGCTGGAGTCGATCGTGTTGTTCGCCGCGGCCGTGAAGCTGCCGCCCCAGTTGTCGGCGGTCAGCGCGAACAGCGGGAGCGAGGCCGAGGCGTTCGGCGTCAGGGATGCAGTGACACTGGTGCCGCCCGCGGCGTTCAGGCCGCCAGCGCTCGCACCGCCCGACTCGATCGCCCCGGTAAGGACCCGGATCCAGAGGTAGATGTGCTGGTTGGCGGCCGTGCCGCTCATCGTGGCGGTGACCGTGTAGGCCATGCCTGGCTACCTCCTAGCGGGGCAGCCCCTTTTAGCCCTTGATCTCGGCGTAGAACCCGGTGCAGG